ATGGCTGGTTTAGCAATATACCCGTGGCTCATGGCCGTTCGATCAGTGTTGATGGTCATATCATCGGCAAATGCACGGAAAACTGTATCAACGCTTGGGATGCGTTCAAACGCTCGTTCAACATCACCAGCCAGTTGCTTGTAGTGCAACTGGGGAACATCAGCCGTCAGGTGCAGGTCATGCAATCGTCTTCCGCGCCATTGGTGGCATGGGCCGGCGTCAACATTCTTAAATTCAGTATCGGTTTGACCGCTTTGGACTCGTATCTGTACGATACGCAGTCAGTGACTGGGGATACTGGTCTGCCAAACAGTCAGGGCGGTATGACATTCCCCTATCGCTTCGAGGATATCAAAACCGGCACGGGGTCAACGTGGGTATGGTCTGAAACAACCGTGTCGGGTAGCGTGCGCCTCACGAACACGGGTAGCGCTCCAAGTCCGGTGACTATCCGTATCGATGGGCCTGTAGTCAACCCGCAGGTGGAGCATAATCCGAGCGGCCATATCATGGCGTTCGACCTTAGTTTGGGTGAGGGCCATTACATTCTTATCAACGGTTCCACTCATGAGATTCTTATCGATGGTATAGACCCGGCACGTGGCAGTGTGGTCCGACGCGAATGGAGCTACGCGGAAATCGGAGAGAATGTTTGGATGTTTAGCGCCGAGGAACCATCGGATAACGCTCGTATGACAGTTACGTTCAACCCGGCTTACATCTAAGGAGGCGTCGGATGCCATTACTTGCTAACAGGTTGCCGCAGGCGAACGGCCTATCCTCGGGCACGGAGCGTGTATTGTGGCAGCGTTCCGGCTTGCAGTTCTTGGCCGTCACGTTGGATGACGGTACGGTGATAGCGGAACTCCCAGACCTTCAACTGACTCACTTGACGTACCGTTTCGAAGAAACTACCAGTGAAACAGCCACGCTCCCGTGGCGCAACGCTCCCCGCAATTGGGACGAAGCCACCACACCGTATCAGGCTGCCATACTCCTAGTCCGCGATTCCACCGTGTTGTGGGGCGGTATCGTGGTCAAACGAGAACGAGTCATGCGTGGAGACGGATTATCGTTGACATTGGCAACCGTCGAACACTATCTCGACAACGTGTACGTGCATGATCACACGTACACGAATCGTGACCAGTGCGAGATAGTGGAAGATCTCGTGACCACCACGCTTGCGAACCATCGTTTCAATCTTGTTGTAGAAGCGTCACCAAGTAGCATCAAACGTGACCGCACGTATGAGGCGGAAAGCGACAAAACACTGTTAAGCGTGTTACAGGAGCTTGCAAACGTGTTGAACGGGCCGGAATGGTGTACATCATGGCGGGCAATCAACGACGGTCATTATGAACCGGTAATGACGGTAGCCGACCGTATCGGTTCCACCACGCCAAGCACCACGTTCGATGAAAGCGTCATGACCACGTTCAGCCTGTTGGAGGATTACACTAACGGGTATGGTGCTAACGCGGTCATGGCGGTGAGTACGGCTGACGCGGGAGACCGTCCCCAGTCCGATTGGATGATAGCAGACCAGCCCCACCGGCCTCGACTCGAATATGTGTTCCAACCGTCAACCAACATCAAGAACAAGAGTACGTTGAACGAACATGCTGAATCATCATTGTTGCAGATGCAGAACGGTACCCAGACCATCACTATGGGCTTAAGCCTGCTATCCGCTCCAATGGTGTATGAAGAGTGGAAACCGGGCGACCTTATATCGTGGACGGTGGAGGAAGACGCCGAACATTTCCGATACCATAACCACGGTAACGCCCGTATTATCGGCTATGAGATTGATTTTAGTCAGGCGTGGACTATCACACCGACGTTGCAGCAGGAGGACGACAATGCCGAGCAAATTCAAGTTCAGTCTAGATAGCGCGGATGCTACAGCCCGCCAGTTCTCGGACATTAAACGCCAATTGCAGGAGCTGCCGCCGAGCATCGTCAACAGTGTTAAACCTATGGTCGATCAGATCACGGCCATGTATGAGGAAGTGCAGACGTTGACGAATAATCTTGACCAGCGTGTGCAGGAAAGCATCACCCGCAACAGTTACACCCGTTCCGAGATTGACGTTAAAACTCAGACGTGGAACTGGGGAGTATTGGCTCCCAATCGTGGTGGCACGGGTATCGCCAACGCCTACAACAATGTGTTTACTGTCGGCCCGTGGCGTGCCGTGTGGGCATTGTCCGATGGCACTATGGGCACGTCGCAATCTATTCGTGCAGTGAAAACCGATATCGTTGACGCAGACGATTACATTCCGGTTGACGCGCTCCGCAAGGTGAAATGGTGCGTCTATCGGATGAAGGATGACAAGAACCAGCATCTTGATGACGCTCAGCCGTTGGTCGGTATGATTGCCGACGATTTGGATGAAAACGGTTTAGGTTTCTTCTGCGAATACGATGAAGACGGCACGCTGGTAGGCATCAACTATCCCATGCTTGGTGTGGCGGCGCTTCGCCTCGCTCAGCAGGTGGCGGATGATTTGGACGCGCTCAAAGCTAAGGTGTAAGCGCTATCCACCAACGAAGATAAAATAGGTGTAGACGATTCGGAGGATTGATTATGGCTGTTATCATGCACCCGCTTACCGCGTTGAACGGTTCCCCGGAGTATACGGCGGACGATTACAGGCACGCCATTAATCCTCTATTGGTACCGTCCGATGGTACCGTGTTCAACGGTTTGTCTGGCATTCGTTACGGTTCCCCGGTTCCTCTGGTCACGGTGAGCGGTCTGACTGCTACGGTCAACCCTCATTGCGGTACCATCAGCCCGTGGGATGGTTTGGGCGCGTACACCTACGCCATAACCACCTATACGAAAGTGCAGTTGGCGGACTCCACCAACAGTTACAAGATCGCGGTGACTGTTGAAGACCCGTCTCAGTCGCATGGTACGACTCCACGCGGCAAACTCGAAGTGTTCACCGCTGGCACTCCTGACTCGAATATCAATGGTCTGGTGATTGCCGAGGTTAACGCCGGTGTCGCGTCGGACGTGGCTCCGATTATTCGTAATAACGCGGTGCTGATGGCGCGTGATCTTGAGCAGCTTAACACTATTACCGCGATGAACGGGCAGGAGGCTGTAACGATTGCCGATAATGCTCGTTATGTCATGGAGCTCGGCACATGGAAGCCGGTTTTTGAAACCGTGAGTGACTCATGGAGTGGCGGAAAGATAATCGTCATCTACGGAGAATCATCGTGCGCGGTTCAAGTGAATTCCGTGAAAATTGGTTCCGGTTCGTGGGATTCGGCTCAATGGGGTAAGACGATTAGGGAGGCGTACCGTCCGAAAACCGAGATGTCGAGCCCTCTGATGGTTGCGAACGGTGGAAGCAATACCGGTTTCCTCGTTGTCACCGCCGGTGGTGTGGTGAGTGTGAAGAACATGGGTCACAATGGTTCTTCAGACGTTCGCAGCGGTAGCGTGTGCTGGCCTGTTCAGAGGCAGTACTGAATATTACTCGATTTGAATCATAGTGGCGTGCCGCCCGTGGCTCGCACCTCGACGTTCTTCGGAATCGGAACGACGCAGCTTCCCAACGGACGGATTACGTCATTGGCTGACATTTGTGGGCCTACCAAGATTGAGCCAGCGTAGTTGCCGTTCAAAGTCAACTCAACGCCTCGTCCGGTGAAATTCTCGAACTCAGCCTGACCAAGTTCAACGGACGCTGATACGCCGAAAGTCCCAGTTTTTGGCAAATATACGCTGTACGTTTTCACGCCGACATGGGAGATAAACGAAGCCAACTTTACGCTGATTAACCGCAGTTTCGGGTGCCAGGAAATACTGCTTCCCCCGCCGTATGGAATCGGAGTGAACGACGATTCGTTTTGCATCTTCAAATCGAACCTGTACCAACGGTCTTCCGGCTCAGCCTCCCATACATTGTCTTTTCTGACATAATGAGCATTATCGTCTCGGTCTAAGATGGAACCATGATGGAAATTCTCACTGCAATCATCGGCGTAGGCGGCATAGCCATCGGAGGACTCATATCATGGGCGGCCAACCGTAGGTCAGACTTGACCAGCGCATATCAGGCGCTAGTCTCAGCCCAAGGGGATATGAAACGGCAGATTGATGCGCAAGACCAGAGGATAGACGCGCTAATCAAGAACAGGGATGCTCTGCAACACACCATTGACTTGGAGACGGGTTATATTCGCGCGTTGGGGCACTGGCTGTCCCAGTTTTGCGAGATTATCGATCCTGAATTTTTGGAGAATCATCCTAAACCGTCGTTGCCCGATGATCTACGCGACCGTATCGCGTCCCTTGAAGAACTGGCCGGAGACAATGACTAGCCTGTCCACGTGCATGAACCAGCGATGTAAGATGATTCTATGAGACGTTTCAAACGGTGTGTGATTCTTGTGTTGTTGCTCGCCGTCGTCTCGTTGATAGTCCACGTCTTGATGACGGTCTACGCCGTTTTATGCATGGCGTGGCTGTTCTTCTACATGATCAGCCTATAGGAGGAGTTTCGATGGCTTTGAACGGTATCGACATCAGCAATTGGCAGGCTGGTATCGATTTGTCTGCCGTACCGTGTGATTTCGTCATCAGCAAGGCGACTGAGGGATGCTGGTACGTGTCCGAGGATTGCGCTCGGCAGGTGGAACAGGCGTTGAGTCTGGGAAAGTGCGTCGGCGTATACCATTACGCCAACGGCGGTAACGCCGTCTCCGAAGCCGACTACTTCGTGAACAATTGCGCGAATTGGGTCGGCAAGGTCGTATGGTGCTTGGACTGGGAGGCGCAGGGTAACGGACTGTTTGGGTCTGGAGCGTCTGCGCAGCAGTGGATTAGGTCGTTCTGCGATCGCGTGTACGAGCGTACAGGCTCCCAGCCTATCGTCTACGTGCAAGCGTCCATGCTTAACGACGTCCAGAATATTGGCGATCGTGGATTGTGGGTAGCGCAGTACGCGAACATGAACGCTACCGGATATCAGGATACGCCGTGGAACGAGGGCGCATATGGGTGCGCGATACGACAGTATTCTTCCAATGGTCGTCTTCCCGGATATTCAGGCGGTCTTGACCTTGACAAGTTCTATGGTGATGTGGATGCTTGGAATGCGTATAAGGCGGGTCATTCGAGTGTGACCAACGTGCCGACGCCTTCCGCTCCTGCTCCGTCTACTCCCGCGTCTGGCACGTATACCGTGCGCTCCGGTGACACGCTGAGTGGTATCGCGTCGATGTATGGGACTAGCTGGCAAGTACTGGCGCAGATCAATAATCTGTCTGACCCGAATCTGATCTATCCGGGTCAGGTGCTGAATATCAATGGCACTGCCAATACGGTTCAGTCCGGTAGCGGCACGTATACGGTACAGTCCGGTGATACGCTGAGCGGTATCGCCGCCCAGTACGGTACCTCGTGGCAGACTCTCCAGCAGCTTAATGGCATTGCCGACCCGAATCTGATCTATCCGGGTCAAGTGTTGAAACTGCCGGGCGGCGCACCGTCACCGTCCGTTGCACCGTCACCGTCCGTTACGACGTACACTATCCAGCCCGGTGACACATTGAGCGGTATCGCCGCCCAGTACGGTACCAGTGTTTCCAATCTGGTGGCGTTGAACGGTATCGCCAACCCTGACGTGATCTACGCGGGCCAGACGATTCGCATCAAGTAGCCTATTCGATAGGAGGTTTGTTATGAGTACGAATATCGATGAGCCAACCACTGAGACAGCGGTCACCAATGAGATGCCGGACGGTAATGATAATTACGTGCCGACGTTCAACGCCGCGACTCGTAAGTGGGCGTATCTGGTTTCCGGACTAGTTGGTATCGCTGGCGCGGTGCTGAGTTTCGTAAGCGCTGTGCCGGACGTGCCGTCGTGGGTGGCCGTGATGGGTGGCGCTTGCGCTCTGGTCGGCTCCGGTGTGGCTGGCATGTTCGGCGTCCACTACGCGGGCATCTCCAAGTGAGGTAATATTGACAATCGCATCCGACTCGTTCCGCACTATCACCGTCAAGATTAACGACATCAGCCAGCAACTCCCATACATCGTTGTCAATCAGGCGGACGATAACGGCAAGATCATCCGTTTCGTCCCTATGAATCACGGGCAGAAGGTCACTGGGTTTACTGGCGCTCGCCTGTATTATCCACCGCGCTCTGACAACCAGTATGGTGATTACGTGACCGGTGTCGAGTCTGACGGTGCTTGGGACTTCACGATTCCCGTGGGAGTCTTGAGTGCGGGACGAGTCGAATGCAACCTCGCTTTCATCGATGGTAATGGCGAAACGTATTCGCGTAATGTCGTGTTTCTGGTAGAACCCGCAGTATCGGGTGTTTTCGACCCTGAAGATGGTCAGCAAACACGTATCGACAAAATCATCGGCACAGTGCAAGATACGGCGGATACGGCTATCGATAGCATCAACAAGACCGCTAGCGACGCGGTGGAGAACATCGGTAAGGCCGAGGAGTCCATTAATGAGAGTGTGACTGCTGCGCGTGGTTCCGCTGATGCCGCCGCGAACAGTGAACAACAGGCGGCTGCTTCAGCTAGTGCGGCGCAAACCAGTGAGCGTAACGCCGCTAATAGTGCCATGCAAGCCTCGCAGTCCGCTACGGCGGCGAAGCAGAGCGAGACTAATGCGGTTGTGTGTGGACTCCAGACGCTTATCCGCAGGGGTGGCGTGAGGAAGCGTGGTCCACGTCTACACTGTTGTTTCCGAGTGGTAGACTGGTGTTGCTTCTTTCGAGCTATGGTGTGATGACCGAATGAATTAGCCCGGCACTGGTCTTGATGACTGGTGCCGGGCTGATTCTTTTTTTTAGTTGTTTAAGAGCATTTTTTTACATCGGTATTCGCTGAATACTGGAACTTCCTCTGGGTGGTCATTGTATGCGCTGACCAGCCAACCGTTCTCATATGATTCTTTTGGGTGGGCGTGGATACGCCCGTGACATCCCATTGTTCCCGACCCGCACACGGTAATCAGGTTGCTGGGTAGGTTCAGCCCTTCCCAAGAGTGGGAGCGCATACGCCTATGATGCAGGTTGAACGCGGAGGCGCTTAACGTTTTTCCGCAGATGAAGCACCTCCCGTGGTCTCGGTGGAATACTTTCATACGGGTTTCGATGTCAGTATCGGTTTTGCTCATCGAACACTCCCGTGCAGTGGAAGAAATACAGATTAACCGGAGCGACCAGACGGAACGTGTATTGTTTCGAATTCCCGAATTCTGATTCGCGTATTGGTGTGGTTTCCACTGGTGTGGTTTCCACTCCTTCGATACTGTTGAGGACTTCGTGGACTCGTAGGAGCGAGTCGGGGTCTTTGAAGCCTATCTGTCCGAACGTGAGTTCCTGCCCGAGTCCTTGGTTGTCGATGATTTGTTGGAGTTCCGGTTTCTTCAGGAGGAGGTTGATGATTGAGGTCAGGTAGTGGACGGTGTCGTTTTCCATTGTCGCTCCTTTGGTGTGATGATGATTGTACTGGTCGTGCAGATTTTTTAGACTATCTTCTAGTCTTTGGTTAGCATGTCATAGCCGAGTTGTTCGGACAATCGTAACCGGTATTGTTTTTGTGGTTTGCGGCGTCCGTTTTCCCACATGGCGACCACGTTTGGACTGGCGACGCCGATTCGTTCGGCTAGTTCAGCCTGTGAATACCCGTGGCGTATCCTCCAGTATTTGATGCACTGTCCGATGGTCACGCGGTCGCTGATGGTCGCGTAGTCAATGGGGATGTTGCCGACGTTCTGTCGTGTGAAGAACTGGCCGGTCTGACTGTCCTGTTCCACGGTGACTTCTTGACCGTTGATTACGGTTTTGATCTTGTTTTGCTTACGCATGTTTCACCTCCCTACAATGTGATATATATATTATATCACATTGTTTGTGTTTCTCCAAACAGTTCACTAATGGCTTCGCGCCCGTCGTCGGTCAGAACGAACCGCCAGCAATGGCGATGCCGACTGTTCACACCCTCCCTATCGACACGGCACACATGACCGGAACGCTCAAGCTCGACCATGCGCGACCTCAAGCCCTGCGGCGTGTCGTCATACTTCGCCAAGACCGCCATGCGTTCGATTTCCTCGTGGGTAATCGGTCGTTTCGCCATCCAAAGAATCAGCAGCACATGCACCTGTTGTTCGCTAAACATTACGCCACCGACGTTTCAGCGGAGTGGCGTAGGAACGCGGCCACGCCAGCGGATACAATCCACCCGGCCACCCATTTGACCCCGAACCGTATCCGGTTGACCTTGGCTGCCATCGCCCACACCGGAAGCGACACCCACGGGCTGAGACACCAGCCGCAGTAGGCGAGGTCACCGAGACTAGCCGCGTAATCCTTCGCCCATGTTGGCAGTGAACTGGGAAGGTTCTCGGTCTTTACTGTGAGCTTGTGGCGGAGCGAGGAGAACACGTAGCCGGGGCCGGGAGAGAGTTGCACAACGGTAGTCGCATATCCAGCCGTGATTCCAGCGGAAAGCACGGCAGTCCACCAACTAGTCTTCATCGGTCTTCCTTTCCTCGTTGCGACGCCAGCAGCCATACCTCTTGTCGTAATCCGTGTACAGTTCCTTGTAGAGTCGCTTCGCTTCATTGTTGGCTTCCTTGTAGTTGAACCCGTGTTGTTCCAAGGCGTATTGCGAGGCGGCTATCCAGATGGAGCGGCGGACTTTCTTGTACCAACGGTCGAAAAGTTTGCCGCATGTCTTGTCGTGCTTGTCATCCCCGAGGAAGTCGGCCACGCTCTCCACCACGAACCTGCGTAGCGAGTTCACGGTGATATGGTTACGGTCGAACAGTTCCAGCACATCGCTGGTTAAAGTGTCAGGCTTCATCAGCAGCCTCCTTTTCTTCGGTTTCGTCGTTGTCCGCCACATAATCGTCTAGGCTGATGTCTTTCGGCGTGGTGTAGATCAATCCGTCCAGCAAGATAATCGGATAACGCACGCCTACGCCTTGGGCTTTGGCGATGGTGCGTATCGCTCTGGCTGTGGGACTCCCAGACGGTACGATACGGAGCCTACGTCCCATCTTCTGGGCGTACACGCGGCATCCCACTAGATAACCGGCGTCCTGCCAGTTGCACGTTGGGCAACTTTCAAACAGGACGAACATGTCATGGCTTTCTAAGATTGCAGTGGTCTTCATCAGAACGTCACTCCCATAGCGTCGGCCAGCACATCGGAGATATGGAGCGTGGCCAACTGGCGACTCTTATGCTCTTCGATCTGTTCGGTGATGTCCTTGCGGTACACGGGGATGACCTGATGGTGTGCAGCTCCTACCACGCGCGGGTCGAACATCGAGAAATACAGGACTTCCAGCGAATCGCACACCACGAAGTATTGGAGCACCTGCGCCTTGTACTGGTCGGGGAGGAAGTCGAAGCCGGTCGCCTTAGAGTCCAGAGTGTACTCGGGCAACACCTGTTCAATGACCTCGACCAGTTCGGGTTTCAGATTGGCGATATGGGATCGCATGGCGTCGGTGTGCATCATCCACGGTACGACGGTCTGCAAATGGTAGGCGGAGCCGAGCGACTTGCATTCGATGGCCCACGTCGGCTTCTCAGTGTTCTCGTAGGCGTCTGGACTGCAAGCGATACGGTCGTCGTCGTCACTCTCCCAGATACCGCAATCGGTGACGCAATCGACGGGGTTGAAGCCAAGCGTTTTGAGTGTGATCTGGATGTTCTCGGGTTCGAGACGGTGGCCGCGTTCCATCGGCGGTTCACCGTCCGCTGGTTCGGCCCACAGTTCCGCTAGGAATTTCCAGAAGTCAACGCCGACTTTCAGCCGCTTGTTCTTGGCTTCGGCTTCGGTAATCTTGATGTCATACCCCTGAGCTTTGCTGTAATACTCATTGGCCTTGTCGGGCGTCTTCGCTTTCTTCGCCTGTTCCAACGCTTTGTCTCGGTATTCCACGAGTTTGTTCACGTCGGTCTGGGTGTAGTGTTCCAATGCGAGTCCGCCGCTTTTAGTGCCGGTGATACGGCCCATGCGTTCGTTGAGCCATGCTTCGGTTTCGGTGGCTTGCGATACATTGAGGATCTTCATTGTGGTTGTCCTTTCTGTTGGGTGTGGGCGGGAGATGAGTCCCGCCCAGCCACGACAGAATTTGTGTATGTAAACGCCGTGGCGGATTTGTTGTTTGTCGATATTCAGTTATGGTTCCCTCCAGTCGACATGGTGAACGTGGATGTCCGCGAAAACGTCCCAATTGGTTTGTTTTGTTGGACTGTCGGCTGGCGGGAAGTCTTTTAGTCGCGTGGGGCGAACCGCACGATCAGCCATAGGCCGGTCAACAGGTAGATGACGCTCACAAGGACGGTGGCCGTCTGCGAGTCCGCCGTCCGCCACGTGAACAGCAGGGTCATGCTGCTCACGAATCCGATGATGGCGGCTGCGAACTTCAGACGGCGGAGCGTGTAGTTCGGCTTCGTTGCTTCAGGTTTGCTGTCGTGGTTGTTCTTCTGTTGATTCATTTCAGGTCCTCCGATTCCTTGGTTCATTTCACATTCGGTTGATGGCGTTCATCAGATTCCGGAAATCGGTTTGGGTGAGTCCACGCCATCCCCTGACCTGACGGTTCAGAGTGCCGTTGATGAACTCGCCGCGCGCCTCGGACGGTATGTTGTGGGCGTCCATCGCCTTGACCAGCTCGGCGTACTGTTCGGCGCTGATGGTACGGTCGGCAGTATCGTAACGCTGTTTCGCATACGCGCCGTCGTCGTCCTTGTCGGGGAAGATGCCCAATACCGCGTAGAGACTGTAGCGGCGTGCGTAGGTGATCGCGCTGCCGACCTGCTGGGGGTCGCCGGTCACGAAGAACGGGTAGGAGCAGGCCACCATCTGTTCTTCATCGTCGAAGATGATGGTTTCTACTGTTCCGATGACCTGTCGCGCTTCTCCAGTGTTGTCGAACGTGACGCGCTGGCTGAATGCCAGCCCGTGCTTCTCGAAAACGGGTTTGATGGTTTTGAGGATGGTGGCGAGGTTAAGGTATTTATAAGTCCGGTTGCCTGCCTGTGCGGTTTCGTCGGTGACGAAGTTGGGGACTTCGTTGAGGACTTTCATGAACTTGTTGCTGAGGTTGTTGGTTGCCATCTCAATGTTCCTTTCTGCTAGTGTGATGATAGGGGCGAGTGTGATTACTTGAGTTTGTGGACTAGGACCCTCACATGGAGACACTGGATGTTGTATCCTCCCGCGAAAATGCTCTTGATCGAGAAGCGGCCTTTGGGTCCGGAGATGATGCCGTTGATTCTTCCATCGGGGCCGATGTAGGTCCACTCGACTTCATCTATGCCTCCGGCCTTGGCGTTGCAACGGTCGATGATGTCGGCTTTCCAGTTGTCGAGCAGTTGGTCGATGGGCTTCAGGTTGTTGTTCATTGTGGACCTCCTTGGGGTATAAGATCAAGCCCTATTGCTTGATATATTCATTATAGCACATGTTGTGTGATATTACAAACTGATGTCTGTATTTTCTCAACACTGTTGAGGGGAGGGGTTTTCTGCGTTTTCGGCGGTCACAGCTTCGGGTATGCGCTCCGGTCGAGTTCCGTCACATCCACTACCTGATTAGGCTGCGGGTCTCCCGCAAAGTCTCCCACACCGGCCACCATGTCGTTGGCGTAGTCGATGCAGTAATCGACGTCATCCACAATGTAGGCAAAATCTGTATCGTCAACGGTCTCCAGCCCGCCGACCTCGAAGAGGTCTGCCGACCAGTCGGGGCCGTATCCCGGGTTCTCCTCATCCCATTCTCGGATGCTGATTTCCACTGCCTTGTTGTTGTCTATTAATACCACCATGATGTTTTCCTTTTCTTGATGATCGATGGTGGTTGATGGGCGTGATTGGTAGGCTCACGCCCGAAAGCCCGGAATGTAGGGAGACTACTTACGTTCCCCTCACGCCTCACTCTGCAAGCAGTTCGGAAACCGCATTGTCAAACTCTTCGGAGAACAGCCAAGTGCGGTAGAAAACCTCAAGTTTCTCCGCATCATCCAGCGGCGCGTCATAAGCGTCATAAACGTAATCACTGTGGACGAACCCGTCCCAATCATCCGAGGACATGACGTTTTGCATATTCTCGGAACTCTTGCTGGCGTTGCACGTCCATGAACCGTTATCGTTGCCGGTAACCTGAAGCTCAACGTCGCCATAATGGTCCCGGCACCATTGGTAGGTCGGCGTAATGCCGTCCGCATAATCCTTAAGGGTTTCAACGATTTCATCCCGCAAGTCGGAACGGTATGCCGTTGCGAAAGTGTTTTCATCACGCATTTCGATACTCCTTGTTCATGGAATAGGTCAAGCCTTATTGCTTGATATATTTATTATATCACATTGTGTCTTGTGATGCAAACAAAAAAAGGCCGGGACTCGCCCGGCCTGTAATCACTCTTCCTCGGCGTCTTTCCTTGCTATCTCGACGAGCTTGGAAACCGCAGCAGCCATATTCTTGATTCCATTACGTGAAGCGAACGCTGTCACCTGATGAACGAAATCGTCATACAATTCCATAGGAACCAACCCGAGCATATCCGCGTTGCAATCATCCACGAACTGTTCAAGTTCCTCGTATTCGCGAGTCAGAAACAAAAACTCCACGTTCTTATACTCGTATTTCACATTCAAACCGTTCAGGTTGACTTGCTGCGGTTCGACGTGCGGTAGGCTGTCCTGATCAAGCCCGCTCAACAACAAGTCGTCTACGTTGTCCATCTGAGTGACCAACTGCGCCAGTAGTTTCTCGTCGGCGTGGCCGGTGAGTTCGTTGGCGGCGATCTGTTTCGCAGTGATGGTTGAACGAGTCATAGGTTTCGTGTCCACAATGACCGGGATGCGCTGTATACCGGCGCGGGCGGCGGCTCTTGTACGATGATGGCCCGAAACAATACTTATCGGCCCTTCTCCGTTCGGCTGCGAACAGTACGGCAATGACTCCAGCATCCCTCGTAGCTTGATGTTCTGTGTCAGCGCGTCGAACTTACGTGGTTCCATGACTTGCGCGTTCAGGTCTTGTTCCTTGAGATTGACCACATCAACCCACTTGATTACCAAACCGTCGGCTATGGTCATTTCTTGCGACGTGTCGATATCAGACATTATTTCCTCCTGTTCTCCTTGGCCAGGAACTGTCCGAGAATGTTCCTTAAGCCGATCTCTTCATGCCAATCGCTCTTATACTGCAATTGGTACTGTCCGTTCTTACGGTCGCGTCTGTCCAGCTTCATCAGGCCGCGAAGTCCCTTCGCTTCGGGGTATCGCGTGTACTCAACGGTTGCCAGCTGATCGCATGCATCAACGATGAACTGCGACTTGGGCGTGGCGCAGAGCTGGAACGTGGAACGACGCAACGCTATCATCGTGACCAGTTTCGTAAGCCGATACCGTTCGTGGGATACCCCGAATGCTTGACGCAATACCGCATATCGAGTCGTGTACATAAAGTTAGGCAAGCCATAGCCGATGATCCCGGCCACGTAACCGTCGATTAGTACGAGAACACACATGGAACTTACGTTTCCTGATATCCTGTGTCGCATGACTTGCAGGTACGAGTCTTGGGCCGCGCTATCTCGTAACGGTACGACTTCGATTTTGGAACGTTCGGTAATCCGATGATCTCTGGGCAATATCGGTATCGGTATCTCCGACGATTTCGACGCCGCCACAGTCACCATGTTGCCGCCGACAAGACGTTTGATCTCGTTCGGACGGTTGGAATTCATGTAGATCACACTGTCCAGCCCCAGACGCCTAGCGTATACCGGGCTAGTCGTTGCGGCGTTTCCGGGCGTTTGCTGCTGCTGGCATATCAACAGCGCCTTACGACCATCGAACAGCTTACAGAGCTTGGGAATATCTACAGGAGCGTTGAACACGTTGTATTCAGGTTCCGCCCATTGGAACCTGCCCCCGGTATCGAAGAACTTTTCATAAGCGCCCGGATACGTAGGAGGATTGGCGAACACGATGGTGTGCGGGTCGTCCATGATACGTTCCGCGTACTTCATCGGGTCGTTGGCCTCATATTTCACCCCACCCAGTCTGACCATATTCGATGCGATTCGCTCCCGTAACTGGCCGACGTGTTCCGAGTCGTTGATGTCAAGATCAGCCAGAAGCTCACGGTAGTAATCGACATCTTCGTGCTTGCTGAGACGCATACGGTATTGCGCCATGATTACGGTAGCCGCGTCATCCGCAGCGTTCCCGGAGAGCGGTATTGGTGAACCGTCAACCGTTGCTCCCATTTCAGTGAGAGGCGTCCCGCTATACGCATATCCGAGCGCTGCGGTGTACGCCCACACGTCGCACGCCTCGATCTGCTCCGGCTTCCAACCGTTCTCAACGGCGACCATGCAGTTCGCGAAGGCTCCGGCGTACAGTTCGACGTATCGCGTATACCCTGACGCGAGTGCCTGCCTGAACAGATTCCCGTTCCAATCACGTTCGGGCTTATCCCAAGTGTTGAGGAACAGTATGGACGGTGAGTTGAAACCTGCCATCAGACCGCCCCCCAAGAGTCGAACTTGGTGCCTCCCTGTTCGAGACAAGGCGCTCTATCCGGTGAGCTAGGGGCGGAATAGCAACAGTAATCAGAATAGCACATTTTGTTCGACCTCCAACACTTTTTGTAATTCCTTGACTTCTTCACCGGTCTTTTCCTGCCACCATTGGGCGAAAAGCGTTCGGTGGCACAATTCTTTTCTTACGTCATCGAAGCACAGAAGCACGATGTCTTTACCGCCATTGAGTTGCGATATCGTTTCAAGTTCCGTTCTGATGCGGGCGACACCGTGCGAGTCCAGCATGGAACGATACCGTTCGGTGAATTCTTCGTCGGTTCCTTCCATGAACCATCGGCCCGGCGTTACCGTTTTCGCTGATGCTGCGATGTCGTATGGTAGTCGCCATCGTGGCGAACCGTACGTTATGCGTACCGGTATGCCTTGCGCCGGGGTGAAATCGCGGTATCTGTTTGTGTAGATCTTCATATGCATCCTTTCCATGTGTGATATATACATTATATCACATTGTTAGTTCTGTTGCAAATTGCCACCATTCTCAGCGTCCGGTAAGAACTCACGTTCCAGAGCCTCCACGCCACCGGTGGCACCCCAATACACGCGCCTCGCCCGCAGAACCGTCTCCACGTCCGCAGACACGGAATCCGGAAGCCTCCGAGCCATCCACTTCGACAACTGCGCTTCGCTGCGCTTATCCCGCTTCCGAACCCTCCAATTAACCGAGTTGGCCAGCCACACGGGAAGAGTCCGCACATACTGCAACGGTGTACCCTCGCACGATTCCACGAAATGCTTCGCCGCTCTCATAAGCGCATCGGCACCAACCTCATCGAACGCCTGATTGAAATACCGTAGGAATTCGTTGGACACTTGGCACTTCTTCGGCCACAATTCCATAAGCGCATTGAGCGTATCCCGTGAATGGCAGGAGACTGTAATTTTTTCTTCGCCGCGCGGGTATTGTTCTTGGGTTTTGTTCTCTTGGGTATTGTTAGTCAAAACCTCGTTTTGGGGTGGGTCAAAAGCAGGTTTTGAGGGGTCAAAAGCAGGTTTTGGGGTCGGTACAGGGTCAAAAGCAGGTTTTGGGGTCGGTACAGGGTCGTCATAACCCTGTTTTGGGGTCGGCCTCCACAATGAGACGTGATACCGGTTGGCCCTGCCATCGGACTTGACCCGTCGAATGTAACCCAATTGTTCAAGCACATTGAGGCTCTTGGATACCGTGGGCTGTGAGCAACGCGCGATCTTCGCCAGCCGTTCCAAGCTCGGCCAGCATACGCCGGTGTTGTCGGCGTGACGTATCAGCGCCATGTACACCAGCAGGTCGTAGCCGCCCAACCGGTCATCATCCACCGCCCAATTCGGCAGCATCGAAAAACCCGAGTTCTGTGCTATACTCGTATCGAACATATCTTCACCTTTCTGTTAGCGCCTCTCCTTCCATTCTCTCGGGGGAGGCGCTTACTTTATTTGACCGCATTTAACTTCTATTTGATGCGTATATTTATTATATATCACGACGACACTACTTGCAATCGAGAACAATATAATGTATATTTTTAATTATGAACGCTAAAGACTACACCGCAACGGTGGAGCAGTACGCGGAACGCTGGCACCTCAACATCCAGACGGTACGTAGATACTGCCGTGAGAAACGACTGCCCTACATCAAGGTAGGCCACCGCTACTACTTCAACCCCGACATCACACCACTACCGGTAGGAGAAACAATCAACGATGAATGACCCAAGAATCACACTGCCGCTCGCACGCTTGGCGGCAGACCCCGAACGCAAACAAGCCCGCAACGGCAGCACATACCTGCTTATCCGAGTCGCCGCCACAGGCGGACACATGGACAAAAACACGAAGCAATGGGTAGACCACGACACCATGTGGGCGACCATCTTCGAGTATGACATGAGACTGGCGGAAACCTATGAACGCATGTTGCGCAAGGGTACACCTGTCCGCGTCGAGGGCGTTCTGAAATGGAAGACCGACACCGACAACCAAGGTCAGCCGCGCATCGATTTCATCATCGAACACGCGACCATCAGTCTCGCCATGCTCAAAGCGAAGAACCAGCAGGCTCAGCAAGACCAGCAGTCCGGCACCCAGTGGCCGGGAACCGACCCGTTCGCCCCGACCGACTCATCCAACCAGACCGACGACGAATGGAACGTGTGGTAATGACAGTAAACGTCACCGAGAAAGACAAGACACTGCAAGAGATCATCGACTGGTGCGAACATATGGAAGCGGATGGACTGAGATTGGCGAGCGCTCTTCTGATGCAGCATGACATGTCAGCATACGGTGCCATGCAGGGACAAATCAGCGCATACGAACAAACGGCTGACCACTGCCGTTCCTTGCTCGACCATTCCGGCTCCATGCCGTCCGAGGTGCAGAATCAAAGCGAGGACACGAAATGAGCGTGCTATACCACGGTGGAGTTCCAGACCTGAAACCCGGCGACACCATCGAACCGGGGCACAGTCGAGACAATTACGACGATTGCCCCATCTGCCGCGCCAGACGCGAAAAAGGCGCGTCAGCCATCGAAGGCACCGGCCACCCGGAACAGGTGTACCGCACCAGATACCGCGACTACGCCGCACTCTACGCGTCAATGCACGGCAAAAGCGACGTGTACCAGGTGCGTCCCGTCGGAGGGGTCGAAGACTCCGATGAGGACTTCGACGGCTGCTACCGGTGCGACCGGCTGGTGATCGCAGGAAGCCAGACAAACATATCCAGCCGAATACCAATCGATTCGCGGGAAGCTTACATGCGTGGCCGCGCAGCACCACCCACGAATGCCGAGATAGAGGCCGTGGCGAAAAGACTGTGCTACCTCTCACAACCGCCACGCCAGACCAACGAGCCTGCCAGATGGCGAAACAACTCAACAAGGAGAAATCATGAAATTCAAGAAACGTGCCTACGTCAAAGTTTGGCAGGACTGCCCAGAAGATGAACGCGAAGACACTACCATAACCCTCTATGACTGCGAGGACGCGGACGAGCTCAACAGTATCCCGGTCGCCCTGCTCTACCTGCTGGAACGTTATGCGTTCGTCAACGGTATGGACGAATTCAACATTCTCGAATGCTGCCTTACAGCTGAATCATTCGACCTCATAGGCTTCGTCAAAACCTACCGGGACATGCTCAGCAAAACCGGCGACTTCTGGACGCCAATGAAGTTCATCACCGCCAGCCCGAAACCAGTGGACGGCATCCCACCCGTCTCATACTGCCCACGTTGCGGAGCGTTGATCTGGCCAGACACCACACAACGCTACATCAACGGACAAGCAGAAAACGACGCCGAATACTACAGGCGAATTCTCGAAATCTACAAGAACAACCCAGACCCGCTCTTCTGCCACAATTGCGGTCAACGATTCAAATACGTCGGCCAAGACCAACTAGCCTACAAGCATCAAAGCAACCGTGCCGACATCCTGCGCACGCTCAAACTCAAAGCGGAAACGCAACCAACGTTCGATCTGGCGGAGATCAACCAATGACCGGCGAACCATCCTCATTCAGCCTGTTCATTCCCGGCATCCCCGCCAGTAAAGGCTCCTACCGTCCAATCACCGGTAAGAGCCGCACCACCGGCAAACCCGTCACCCGTCTCATACCAATGGACAAAAAGGAACGCCCGTGGCGCGACCATGTACGCGACACCATCCTCAACCACAAACACCCAACCATTCCCCACGACTCATACGTGACAGTAGAAACAACGTTCTACCTTCCACGCCCCAAAACCATCCCACCAAGAAAACGAAAACACCCCACCGTCAAACCAGACATCGACAAACTCCAACGCGCCCTATACGACGCCATCACCGAAACCCACATCTGGCACGACGACTGCCAGATCACCGACGTAACCAGCCACAAACGATACGCCGACACCACACCCACCGGCGTATTCCTCACAATCACATGGGAGTCAAACCAATGAAGAAACCAAACGAATTCGACTACTTCCGCAACACCACACCCGGCTACAAGCTAGGCCGCATCCTCGGCGTGCTACTCATCACACTAGCCGTACTCCTCATCACCACCGGCACCATAGCCCTACTCAAACTCCTCATAACCTACATCCTCGCCTAAAGAAACCACCATGACCATCAACCAACAACAACAAACTAAACCCAAGAAAGCGTAAAATAACCTCTTATGAGCAACGTAACCAGAGACGCACACGGCAGAATCACCGGAGGCGTCAACAACCCAACAGGCAAAGGCGGCTTCCAAGAACGCCCACAAGACCGCAGCCGTAAATGGACAAAACGCGGCAGCGTGAAATACAACCTCCAACAATTCCTTGAACTCACGAACGAGGAACTAGCGGAATGGGTGCAGCGTATGGACGAACTGACCCAAGCCGAACAGATCGCCCTACGCCGTGTGCTCGAATCGAAGAAGGACGGTGAGAAAGCATTCCGCGCCTATCAGGACATTGCCAACCGTACCGAGGGAATGCCCCGCCAACAGGTTGACCAGACGGTGCAGATGTACGAGCCGCCAACAATCAACGTCACCGTGAAGTGAACAAACCCGAGCCTACTATTCTCAATAAGGCTCGGGTTTCCTCGGGTGAAGACCAGACTATTGAGAATCGCGTGCACATTATGGAACAAAACCGAACATTCAACCTCGTAATCCCCAAAGCATACGAAGACCTATTGTTCTTCCTCCATGACCGTGACAATCCGCCATACCGCTACTACGACTACAGCGGAGGCCGTTCGAGCGCGAAAAGCACCAGCGTAGCCATAGCACTAGCACTCGAAGCCAGCATGTACCCCACCCGCATCCTATGCACCCGTGAATTCCAGAACAGCATTCAGGAAAGCGTCAAACAGCTCCTAGCGGACATCATCAGCCGCTATCAGCTTCCCGGCTTCACCATCACCCGCGAACAAATAACCCACGTGAACGGCAGTGTGTTCTGGTTCAAGGGCCTGCACGAAGACCCCGAAAGCACGTTGAAAGGCATCGAAGGCGTAGACCGATGCTGGATCGAAGAAGCCCAGTTCATCACCGACCATAGCCTAGACGTGTTGCTGCCGACCATCCGAAAGAACGGCAGCACCATTATCTTCACCCGTAACCCCCTGACCCCTGAGGATGCGATAACCACACGTTTCGTCACCCACCCCAGCAAGCTCACCCAACAACGCACCACCCACCACCACACCACATGGCGAGACGCCGAACAAGCCGGAATACTCCCGGAAGAAATACTGCGACAGGTCGAAGAATCACGAAACAACCCAGACTTCGCACATATCTGGGAAGGAATGCCCTACGAGAAAACCATCAACCAGATCATAAGCTGGCAACAACTCACAGACGCGACCGAACGCCAACCGCAAACAGACGGCGGCGTGAGCTTCGGTGTGGACGTGGCCCGATACGGAGCCGACCGAACCGCCATAGCCATCGTAAAAGGACGCCACTTAGTAGACCTCGTTAGCTGGAGCAAGACCAGTCTTGTCGAAACAGCGGAACGCATAATCACTCTTGCCGGGACACATCATCCAAGCATCATCAACGTGGACGATACCGGCGTGGGCGGAGGCGTAACAGACATTCTCCGCAGCCGAAACCAACCAGTGAACGGCGTCAACTTCGGAGCCAAACCAAAGCATCCCGACCGTTACCCGGCAGTCAGTTCGGAACTATGGTTCGAGTTCGCCGAACAGCTTCCGGAAATCACCATCAACCCGAATCTGGAACACCGAACCGAACTGTTTCAGGAACTCAGCACCCGTGAATGGATGATCAACAACCGGAACCTACGCGAAGTGCAGCGGAAGAAAGATTACAAAACAGAGAACCAGACCGGAAGCCCCGATCTAGCGGATAGCGTCCTTCTCGCATACTACAAGCCGCTGCAACTCCCCTCATGGGACGTAGCGGTCTGCTAGCTCTTTAGACTCTGCACCCAGTAGACTAGACATAGGATTTATTACGAATCGAGGAAAACCGTGAGCCTGCTGAACAATCTCCGTGAAGGTTTTATGAGCGCGTTCGACCGCACCCACGCGCCCAGCATGTCCCCCACACCAATGGGCGGGAACATCTGGCAGCCAATGGGCGGCAACACCATCCCACTGCATGATACTTACGACAACGTGTTCCCCTATGTGAACGCCATCGCGCAAAGGTTCAGCACGGTAATCCCCTATGCCGTGGACGCGGAGAACCGGCGTATCGAACCGGCTCCCGCACCGTTGGCCGCACTCTACGCGCCCAACGACACGTATTCCTGCCTCGAATTCCTGAAACTCATAGCCGCCAGTATCCTCACTCAATCCCACTTGGATATTCTGATCTGGACATCTAACGGGCCGGGCGGAGACATTACAGCCGACAACATCATCGGCTATACGCTACTACCGTCGAACAGCCGACAGTATAATCCCACGCGCTCCGACTGGTACCATCGCGTCACTATGGACTTGGGCGACGGCGAACGAGTCCACGAATTCTCCCGTGATGAAACCATCACCCTCAGCTACAGCCAGCATCCCAACGATCCGACGCGCGGCATCGCACCAGCCATGACCGTGAAGAAGTGGGCGAACGTGGACGATATGATCGCCGACTATGAGCGTGGCTTCTTCGGCAACAACGCCGTACCTGCTGGAATGCTCGGCATCGTGTCTGATAACACTGAGGACTTCCAGCGCAACCGCGACCGGTTGGAAAGCATGTTCCGAGGTGCAGGCAACAACAACGGAATCGTGTACAACATGATTCCGGTTGACCCCATGACCCATAAGCCCAGCACCACCAGCAAACTCGTATGGGTGCCATTCCAGAACGCCAACGATAGTCTTGACTTGCAGACCGTCAACGATGTGGTGAACAACCGCTTGGCGAACGCGCTCGCTGTCCCGGACATTATTCGTGGCATCGATAACGGGCAGACCTACGCCAACGCCGAACAGGCGGAACGCGCGTTCATCGAGAATACGCTGAAACCGTTGTGTATGACGGTGTGGGATAAATGGCAGTTCGAGCTAGACCGCATCACCGGAGGACTCGGCTACGGCATCACGTTCGATCTCAACCTGCCGTCCCAAACCGACGTGGAGAAGGTGCAGGCCGACACACAGAAGGTACGTATCGACTCGCTGGCCCAGCTTTTGAACATGGGGGCCAGTCTGGAATCAGCCGTGGACACGCTCGGCCTCCCCGACTCGTACAAGCGTCTTGACTTGCATCAGCAGGCTCCGACGCTGACTATCCCAATAGCCGCGAAACGATATGCGCGTAATATCAAACCGCAGGAAACGGCAACCGAAACCCGTATCCTCCCCGCCACTCGCACCTACGTGAACCGCGTAATCCGCATGGCACGCCGCTCCCAGAACGGGCTACGCGATGATCTGGAGGATATCGGCGACCAGTGGATAAACGACGTGGAAGACGAGTTGATGAAGAACCTCGCCGCCTACGCACGCCGTACCGGCTACGAGCTGGAACAGGTCATTACAGCGTGGGCGGAACTCCACCCCGAAAGCTCCATCGCCGTGGATATCGAGGGATACACCGCAGATGATTGGCGGCAACTCTACTTCTGGACTGAACTCCCCGACACCGTGCGTGAAGCATACGTGGAACACTTGCGGAGCATCGCCAAGTCCACCAGCAAGACCATTACGAACGACGTGCTCGAACTGTTGAACCGGGCCGACGTGGAACAGTGGGATGCAAACCGATTGCGTGACGAACTCGAACGCATAGGCAATAATCACGCCGAACTGATTGCCCGCTGCGAAACAGTGCAATCACAACGGCTCGGCAGCCTGTACAGCGCCCGCAATCTCAGCGAAACGCTTGGCGTCCGACTAGCTAAGGTGTGGCGTACCAGCGGCGACGAAAAAGTGTGCGAATTCTGCAATCACATGGAAGGCAAACGAATCGCACTTGATGACACGTATATGGCGGAGAACGCCAGCGTCGAGATCGGCGACAGAACCTACGTGAACAACTTCGAAAGTATGCAGACTCCGAACGGACACCCCAACTGCCGGTGCTATGAGGATTACGAGGTTGTCGAATCATGACGTATGACATTCATTGCAAACGTTGCGGACGCTACCTAGGCTCCTGCGCCCGCAACACCACGATTAAGTTGAAGTGCCCGAACTGCAAAGGTTTGGACACGTACCGCATCGTGCTACTATGGGGTGCAGAACACTAAGCCCATTAAGGACGTTCGACCGCACCACTACCTATTGAAAGGGCCAAGATGAAGACTCGTAAGAGCTTCGCCAACAGCGGTGCCACAGAAACCAATGGTCGTACCCTCACCTTCCTCGCCAACAGCGGCAAAGCAATGTGTGACGGACTCACCGTAGACCTGAAGACACTGAAAGCTCCGTTAATCGACGGCACTCTGAAACTCGTGTCCGACCTTACAGAGTCCGACAAACTATCGCTACCGTTGCTGATCGACCATATGCCCAGCATCGAATGCCAAGCGGGTGCAATCACCCGACTTTGGATGACCGATGATGGACTAATGGCCGAAGCGAAACTCAGCGAGGTAGACCAAGGCGAACGTATCCGCCAGCTTGCCGCCGACGGATGTTTGACCAACAGTTTCAGCATCACCGTTGAATTCAACCAGCGTCCCGGCAAGGACGGCATCATCCGCGATGGCGAACTACTGGAAATCAGCGTCGTATATCGTGGGGCCGACCCAAGGGCCGCTTTCACCGCAATCAACAGCCGCGACAACACGAATGGAGACACCATGAACCCGGAATTCCTGAAGAAACTGGCGCGTACCATCGCCCAGTTCAAACTCACCCCGGACGAGGCGGAACAGCTCACCAACAGCATCGGTGACATCATGCAGGGCGCGCTCGATGACATCACCGAAGCCATCGGCGAACAGTCCGAATCCAACAATAAGGAAAACACTCCGGCCCCGGAGGAACCCGTGCAGACTTCCAACAGCCGCCAGACCATCATTATCAATAAAGCCAACCACGCCGCCCACCAGTCGGGTATCGTGAAGTTCTCCCACGACCGTAAGACGTGGCTCGATTCCGACGACGCCATGATCGCGTTCGAGCGTGCCCTTATTGATACCGACAACAAGGGTGTTGAAGCGTTCCACCGTGAGTGGACCGACACCGTGAACCGTAACATGTCGGACACCGCATCGTTCGGCGTTGACGCTACCGATGTGAACAAGTTCATCCCGACCGAAGCCATCACCACTATCTCGGACGCTTTGAACACGCGCGGCTCCGGCCTGTGGAATCTGCTGCGTAAGACCGGCTTGGACCGCCTCACCATCGGCGGCAATATCGCCGGTCTGACTGAGCAGACCCGCGCCCACGGCTACCCGGTGAGCGAGTACGGCAATCAGAAGAAGGACCAGGTGCTTTCGTTCGTGAAGCGTGAGCTTCAGGCTGATTACACCTACAAGTACATCAAACTGAACAAGGGTGATATCCGCCGTACCCAGCGTCCTGGCGCTCTGCTCCGCTACGTGTTGCAGGAACTCCCGAACTACATCGTTCAGACCATCGAACGTCAGATCACGCTCGGCGGCTACACGGACATGGCTCACTTCCGTTCGGTTGTGACCGACGCGGGAGACAATTCGCCCGAGTCGTCCGAGTGGCAGGGCAACCGTTTCGCGCTCTCCTACACCATGACGGATACGGCCCCGCTGATGGACTTCGTGCGTGCCTCCCACATGGTTCGCGCTCAGGGAAACAAAGTACTCCTGTGCAACGCTGACACTGTAGCCGACCTGCTGATGTCCGCGAACGCGAACGGCAACACGTATATCGCTCTCGGCGGTGATGATACTCTGGCCCGCGCTCTCGGCGTCCAGCAGATCATTACCCCGGAATGGTGGACTGACAAGGACGACACCACCACTAGGGGTGTCATTATGTCCGCGTCCCACTACGCGGTGGTCGGTGATACGTCCATCGAAGCGTTCACGAACTTCGCATTGTCCACGAACACCAACGAGTATCTTCAGGAGATTTATGCTGGTGGCGGTTTGGACGCTGAGAAGTCCGCCGTGGTCATCAAGCCGAAGGGCAAGTGATGAACGCTGAAATGTACGCACGAGTCGGCGGCAAGGCGCTGCCCAAAGATAACATGAACACGGTTAAGGTCATCAACTTCGTGAACGAGGAGGGTCAGCCTATCGGTAAGGCCGCTCACGTTGACCCGGACTCGGGCACAGTAGCGCAGGTGGTGAACGCTCTGATTGCCGCTGGCTTGATGGCGTCCGCCTGACACGCTACCCTAAACAGTAGCGGGACTGCACCGCAAGGCCCTATCTCCTACAATGGGAGGTAGGGCCTAACTTATGTTCGGAAGGAGCGTCATGGACATCGACGCAAGCGTAATCAACCAAGTTGGAGAAGCTGTCTACGCACGGTGGAAGGATGCAGCGCTCGCAGACCTCGCCAACATTCTATGCCAAAAAACCTTAACCCAGCTTACAGATGATTACGTGGGAATCGTCGTAGGAGATGGCCGCCATGTCGCCCTACTGGCATGGTATTCGGAAGTAAGCAACGTGCAGACCACCGACGGTGTGAAAATCGATTACCGAGTGAACTACGATACAGGCGACGGATGGACGCCTGAAACCAAGTACACGAACTGCATTACCATCACGGAACGTCTCACGGCGGGTACGGCAGTAACCGTGACCGGAACACACGGGTTCGCCAAACTCCCAGCACCATTATCTTCGGTATTGGCGGCAATCATCGAGGCAGACCAGAACGTACTTGACCAGACCGACATTATCACGTCCAAGAGCATCGAGGATGTCAGCGTTGGCTACGCCACAATCACCGGAACGGCTATGGAACGTGCGTTGACCCCGTACCAGTCTCTTATCAACCAATGGAGCCTATGCCGCAACGGCACTCAGACCGGTGGCATCCTCTCCATGCCTCGCAAACACCATAATCTGCCGTGGTGGCTCAACGCTCAGGATTACGTGGGAGGTGACTACGCTTATGGCAACGCTCTGTGACCCGTTCCGACTGTTCCCCGAACAAGTGGAGACTGCGAAGCTCTGGCGGTACACTGCCCCCGGACTACCGAACGAGCTAATCGCCGTATTACGTGTGATTGTAAAACGCGCCACGCAAACCGACCAGCCCACCGAATACGGTTCGCGTATCGGCTCCCGAAGCTTCCATATCGACCCCAATACACTCCCATTCGCCTATGTGCAGGATATCGAGCTTCTGCCCGACCTTATGCTGGAGATGGAGAACGGGCGCGTATACCAGATAACCGACGCGAGTCGTGGCGATGACATGACGATGGGCGAAACCCGGTTCATCACCGTGACTGGAACACCGTATGGAAGGGACAGCATATGAGCTACCGGTTACAGTTGTCCGCTGATTGGGCGCGCAAACTCTCTCCCCAACAGTTGAACAAGGGCGGCGTGAAAATGATGACCGACATTCTCAAGATGGCCCGCCAGAATGCTCCAGTACTCACCGGTGCTTTGCGTAACAGTGGCCGTTTCCAACAAGTGTCCACGCTCAAGTGGCGTATCACGTTCGGCAACAGTCGCGTGCCTTACGCGCGTATCCGCGAACATACGAACCGGTTGCATCCGAATACGGTGCGTTACCTCCAGCGAGCGCGGAACACCGCCGCCTCCAGAGCCAAGGCGTATTTCAACCTAGGATAGGAGCGACATCATGATTGATCTGGCCATGTGCATGACCCTACAAAACGAGGGTTTCGGCACTTACGGCAAAACACTGTTCTTCGGAACCAGTCCAGTATTGGACACGGGTAGCGTAACGAACGCCGAGGGCATCTGGGTCAACGCGAACACCGTGGACATCAACGGCGACCTGTACACGGACCAGCTCACAGTCAGCAGCCGATATTTCGACGTGATCGATCAAGGAAAGTTGATGCTCCGCCTCCTGCACTTCATCAACAATCGTCTGCATGACTATTGCCAACTGACCTGCAACCCCATCGCTGATATTGACTTTGTATCAATCCGTGTGCATCCGGCGACCGCCATCGACATGGACGCCATCGACGGGGAAGGCCGATGGGTGAAAAGCATCCGATTCAACGTTGACTACAAGCTCTCCAACGAAACGGTAGAATAGAACCGTCCATTAAGTCGCGCGTGTGCAGTCCCGTCCGACGAAAGGACATTGAATGGCCTCCTACCCACTGATTGGCAAAAAGACCGTATACATTGACGATCTCGTGATCAGCCCCGACTTCGTGCAGGATGAAGTGGGCACTATCACCTTGACTCCCGGCACTACCGAGGTTGCTTCGCAGTCCGGCACCATCAACGTGCCGAACGGTTCCTATGATGAAATGAGTTTCGAGCTGAACATTATTTGTCCGAGCGTTCGATTCCTCGGTATGCTGTTTCCCGAACTGTATCATAATGCGAAGTTCAAGCGTGTTATCTCCGGTTCGATGTCCGAGACTGGTCAGGTGCGTTTCGGTGGCAACGAATGCGTTTCCAACACCCCGAGGGACATCATCATTCATAACGTGTGCGATGGTCATTCGTCGGCGCAGGACTTCCGTATCCCGCAGGCGCTAATCAGCGCTGGCGGCGAGTTCAAAGTGAGCCTGTCCGACCCGTTTGTGGTCACGCTTTCCGGTTCGATGACCTCCGGTGCGAACGGTGCCGTGGTCATGGGCGAGCTTGATCTTGATAACCCGTCGTATTACGACGAAGATTCAGGCACTATCAAGACGGATGATGGTCAGGTCACTGCGCTTACCGCATCCCCGACGAACATTTCCGGCAAAGTCAACGATCATGTGACGGTCAATGTGGTGGCCTCCCCGAATGGTGCGACTGGCAGCATCACCGCCACGGTAGCCGACACCGGGAAGGCCATCGCCACGGACAACGGTGACGGCACTTGGGATATTCAGTTGAAGCAGGCCGGTCCGGGTACCGTCACGTTCAAGTCTGGTAGCGTGAATACCGTGGTTAACTTCAACGTCAAGTAAGTGAGCATAAGTAACGCCCCGCTACCAGAATTGTGGTGGCGGGGCGCAGGAGGGAAAGGTTCCGAGAAAAGCAACATGATTCATGATATCACCCGATTGGAGCAATAATGACTACCCCGGTTTTGAGCATCGACACCAGAGAAGCGTTCCGTACCCTCACCGTGAAGCTTGACGGCACTGTGTACACCATGCGTCCGCTCGGCTCGAAGGATACGCTCACCATATTGGATAATGCTGAGACTATCGACAAGCTGAGCGCTGGCGTTGCGAACCGTGAGACTTTGGAAACCGCCAAAAAAATTATCTTCCCACTGGTCGAATCGCTTATGAGTCCAGCTGATAAGTTTTCCGAGTGGAAGGCGCAGACGCGGGAACGTAGCGACCTCGCCTACCAGCGTGCCATGAGCGCGTTGTGCGGGCTTATGGCTAAAAACATCACCGTTGACATCAAGGGCGAATAAATGAAGTCGTGGGATAGCCTGCTCACTCCCGCCGAACGGGAGGCGATGAAGGATTACAAGCATAAGGAGGCGTCCCGCAAACCGCTTCCGAGCGTTAATATCCTCGCTGAATTGGGTGACGTGTATGGGTGGCAGGCTATCCGCGACGTGTTGGAAAACAAGGTTGACCCAGACCTTATGATGCGACTGCTTCGGGAGGGACGCCGTATCAGACGGCGGCGTCTGGCTGAACAATACCAGATGACGTTCAATTGCATCGCCTCCGCGTTCTCGAAGCATGGCGACCAGAGGATAACCAGCATCATCAATAATCTTATGAAGGACTTGTGATGGCAGACTCGACACTAACCCTAGACGCCGAGATCAACACCAGCGACTGGAACGCTGGAGTCAAGGATATCGAATCTGGCAGCCGTCAGATCGAAACGTCGGCGCGGCAAGCTGATGGAGCGTTGAGTAACGTTGACAAGTCGGCTAGCAAGTCTTCCAGCGGGTTCGGAAAGTTCGGTGCCGTCGCCGGTGCCGTTGGTGGTCTCGTATCCTCTGGTATCAGTAAGGCGGTTGACGTGATTAGCGACCTTACCGGCGATATCGTGGAAGCATCCGATTCGGCGGACAAGTTCAAAAGCACGCTGAACTTTGCCGGTCTGGATACCGGTGCTATTGACGCGCTTACTGCAAGCACTCAGACATACGCAGACCAGACCGTGTATTCCATCAGTGATATTCGCAACGTGACCGCCCAGCTTGCCGCGAACGGCGTACAGGGCTTCGACAAACTAGCCGAGGCGGCTGGTAATCTGAACGCTGTAGCCGGTGGCAACGCGGAAACTTTCAGCTCGGTCGGTATGGTGCTTACACAGACCGCTGGCGCGGGCAAGCTGACCACTGAGAACTGGAACCAGTTGGCCGACGCCATCCCCGGCGCGTCCGGAAAACTTCAGGAAGCGATGCTGAAGAACGGTGCGTACACTGGCGACTTCCGCGACGCTATGGCCGATGGCGAGATCACCGCGGATGAGTTCAATCAAGCCATAATGGACTTGGGTATGACGGACGCCGCGAAGGAGGCTGCGACCAGCACCAGCACTATCGAAGGCGCTATGGGCAACCTTGAAGCGTCCATTGTCGGCGTTGGTACGACGATTCTTGACCAGTTCAAAAAGCCGTTAACCGATAGTATGAGCTTCGTGGCGGAGAGAATCAGCGGGCTTAGTGGCGTGTTTACCGGACTGGTGCAGACCATCGGCCCGATTCTCTCACAAATCGGCACAACGTTCCAGACAGCGTTCCAACCAGTCGTTGGAATCGTGCAATCACAGTTGCTCCCGGCGTTGAAACCGCTTATGAGTTCCTTGCAGAATGTCGGCAATGCCATCATGCCTATCATCCTGAACATTGCACCAGTGTTGGCTACCGTAGTGAGCGACATCGTGCAAACTATGAGTGTTATCGCGGCTTCCGTAACTCCTGTTATCAATAACGTCGCCTCGTCGATTCAGATGGTGCTTCCGGCACTCCAACCGCTTATGAGTGCCTTGCAGAATCTCAACAATGCCGTTATGCCTGTCATCATGGCCGCGATTCAGACCATTGCACCCGTGTTGTCTACCATAGTGAGCAACATCATGCAGACCATGAGCGTCATCGCCACAGCCGTAACCCCTGTGATCAATAACATCGCTACGGTGATTCAGGCCGTGCTACCCGCCATCCAATCAGTGTTCCAAATCTGGGGTTCAACGATTCAGAGTGTCATTAACGCGGTTTTCCCTTACATCCAAACGGTTATCACGTCCGTCATGGACGTTATCAACGCGATAATCACCACAGTATTGGCCGCGATTAACGGTGACTGGTCTGGAGTGTGGGAAGGAATCAAGAATATCGCTTCCAGTGTTTGGAACGGTATCAAAAGTATCGTTTCTAGTGCCATCAATGCAGTGTCGAGCGTCATTTCAAGCGTGTTGAACGGCATCAGCGGTATTTTCAGCAGTGTGTGGAACGGTATCAGTGGAGCTGTGAGCGCCGCGTGGAACGGCATCACAAGCGCTGTCAGTAGTGGCGTTAGCTCCATGATGAGCTTCATCACCAGTATTCCGAGCCGTATCATGGGCGTGTTCAGCGGAGCCGGGTCATGGCTTCTCAGCGCTGGCCAGAACATTATTCAAGGTTTGATTAACGGCATCAGGAACGCCATCGGCGGAGCCATTTCAGCGGTCAAGAACGCGGTTAGCGGCGTTATCGACGCTGCCAAAAACCTGCTGGGCATCAACTCCCCGTCGAAAGTGTTCGACCGTGAGATAGGTCGGATGATTCCTGCTGGTCTTGGCCGTGGCGTATCGGAAAACGAGCGTGCGGCCACTCGACCGGTGGAAGACATGGTGGACTCGCTTCTACCGTCGTCCATTGTGACGCCAATGCCTGTCATGTCCAACCCTGTGCCCATGAACACGACTAGTGGCCCGCGCGTGAACGCGCCTATCACGGTCAACGCTCTTGACCCGAACGCGGCAGCTCGTGAAACCGTGCGTGTGATCAATTTCCATTACGTGTGACAAACCGCGCGGGTAGACTAAGGGTATGGCTATCTTTACCCTTGACCCGCGCGACGTTCGTCTGACCCTGAACGGGTTCCCATTGTATGGGACTGATTCGTATGGGTGCGAATGGCATGTAACATTTCAGAACGTTTCTGGACTGTTCGACGGTGTTGGCTCGACCTTGCAGACCAAAGATAAAGCATGGTCGGATGGCTGGTTTAGCAATATACCCGTGGCTCATGGCCGTTCGATCAGTGTTGATGGTTATATCATCGGCAAATGCACGGAAAACTGTATCAACGCTTGGGATGCGTTCAAACGCTCGTTCAACATCACCAGCCAG